TATGGCGAAGCTCGTACACCCATTGAACACGACCCCAGAAAATCCGCCCATGCGACACGCGGAGCGCGACGGGTGGCCCGAGTGGTGCAGCTCTATGGCTCAAGCTGCCGCCGTCATGGGTATTCCAAAGGCGAGGCTGAAGGCTGTGAAGGAACGTGGCGGCGACGGGTTCGAGAATAGCCGCGTGAACCCTCGCCGCGTAGCCGCATGGATGGACGCGCAGGCGACGGAAATCTGGGAGGCGCCGGAAGAGGTGGCGGACGAGGCGCCCAAACCCAAGCGCGACCTCAAGGGGGAAATCGACGACCTGGACGAAATGCTTCGTCAGGTAGACCGATTGGCCATGGACGCCTTTCGCACCGGCGGTGTGCAAATTGGCCTTGAGCTGGCAGCGCAACGCGGAAGCCTCGCCAAGCAACGCAACGACGCCATGGTGCAACTCCGTCGTCAGGGGCGCACCGAGGACGACAGCATACCACGCAGCGAGTTTGAACGCCTTTGCCGTGGCCTAGCCATCAACGCCGCTCACGGGTTGCAACGCATCACGGACGACGTGACGCGGAAGCTCAAGGGCGTTTCCGATCCTGTGGAGATTCACGCCATCCTGACGGACGCCATGGTTGCCGGTCCCTACCTGTCAGCGTTTGAGCAAACAGCCATTATTGGAGTTGATTACGGCCTTCCGGAATGGGCTGTGCGCGCAATGAAATCCGCGGTTGAAGGGATGGTTGAATGAAACGCTGGGCCGGCACACTGACACACGCGGAGAGGTTCGTAAATCTAGACGGTCGCCCGTTCCGTCGAGAGGATTGGCCAATGATGATAGAGCCTGCCGAGGCTTTGGATCGAGGCATGAGCAAAACCACGATCCTCATGATGCCTCCTCAACGCGGCAAGACGCTCCTGGCCCAACTTCGGGTTCTTCGCAACCTAGCCATCGAGCCTCGGCGTCAACTCTGGTACAGCAAAAACGGAACGGATGCGCGATCTATATCAGATACGAAGCTAAAGCCGCTTCTTGAATCCACCCAATCAGTACAGTGGACCAGATACACAGACCCAGACAAGCGCGGGCGCAACATGATGTTCCGATTCCACAACGCGCCTCTTGAAATGTTTTCCGCTGACGTTGTGGCGCACCGCAATTCCAGGTCCGCTCGCGAGATCGTCATGGACGAGGCTTGGCAATACCAACCGCGCGCAATCGCTGAAATCATGATGCGCGCCGACAGCTTTGACTTTCTGCGTCAAGCCGTGATCCCAACAACGGCACCAGACAAAGGCCACGACTTGGACGTGCTGTGGGAAACGTCCACCCGCCATGACTGGCAAATGGTTTGCCCGCATTGCTCCTCGGTATTCGTTCCGGATTGGTCGGACCGGATCCTTGAGTGGGACCGAATTACAGACGAGTCAGGACGGTATCAGGTGGAGCCTAGCGCGCAGACATGCCGAATGATTCCACCGTGCTGCCAGACACCGATTCACTGGAGCCTAGAGATCCAACGGAAGATGAACGACCGCACAAGAGGCGCGGGCTACATCCAACGCAACCCAACTCCCAACCCGTCCGTTGTCGGCTATCGGTTCAACAGCTTGGCAACCGACGACTGGCGGCAAGTGTGCGCGCTTTGGTTGCAAGCGCAGAACGCGTTGCGCAACGGCGATTCCGAATTGCTTCGCGAGTTTATCATAAAGCGCGCAATGCAGCCTTACGACTCGTCACGGCAGGCCCGTGTGATGGACAAGCCGCTTGAGGTTGGGCCGTACATTCTTCGCGCAGCGTGGGCGGATGAAGCAATCGACGGAAACGGCAGCCCGTGGAGATTCGCGACAATCGACGTTCAGCGGAATCACTTCTGGGGTGTGGTTCGCCAATGGTCAGCGGACGGTCGGTGTCGGCTTGCAGATCGGGCAAAGCTATTAACCCGACAGGAAGTTCAACAGTTTTGCGCAGACAACGGCGTGCTTCACGGCCAATGGATGGAAGAACGGCTTTCATTTGGTGAACTCGTGTTGACTGCGGACTCTCGCGTGTTCTTGGACTCCAAATATCACACAAGCGAAGTCCTCGAAATCTGCGCGCAATACGGGTTTCACTGCGTCAATTCGTACAAGCGGAATGCGTTCAAGCACGCGGATGGAACGTGGCACATGCACGACGAGGGGAGGCTTCTGGACCCGTTCGCAGGCAAGAAGCATACAGGGCTTCCGAAGCGTGTGCGCCAGTGGTTCTTTGTCGCGGATGCCGCCAAGGACCGGATGGAAATACTGCGTTCAACCACGGGGCTGGACGACTTGCCAATGTGGACGGCCTCCGAAGATTGCGGCGACGAGTACAAGGCGCAGATGGCAGCGGAGGCGAAAGTGAAGGTGTTCGGCGCGGATAACGTGAGCTTCGAGTGGCGATGGAAGCGAATCCAAACGGACAACCATTACTTCGATTGCGAAACGATGCAGATTCTAGCCGCGACCATGGCCGGCTTCCTCAACGCTGAGGCAATCAACAAATAACTTGCATCCAGCACGCTCCGGTTATGGTTGGCGCTAACTGATGGCGCAAACCGTCCAACACGGACCTTACTTTGGCTTCACCGCTGCCGAGCTTGAAACAGAGCTTGAGCGGTACAAAGCCGCCGTGAAGAAGGCCACGCACGGCCCTGGCGGGATCCAATCTGCGTCTATCAATGGCCGCTCTTTCTCCTACGGCAACGGTCGCGGTTGGTCTTTGGAAGAGTGGCAGGCGGAGATCCAAGACGCACAAGCGCAGGTAGACAACTGCGTTACAGCAACCTCAACCTCAACCGTTTACGCCGCACGATGAGTCGCCGTGCCGCAAAGCGTAATCGGGTTGTGATGGCGTCCACAGCGGATCTTGTGCCGCCTTCCGGTGGATCCTTTGGCGCTTCGACTGGCTTGTATCCAGACCCGCAGGAGAGCGGGCAACGCGGTTGGCGCCCGACGCTCAACAAGGACGCGACCGAGTTCCTAAAACAGCATCGTCACTCGGCGATGATCTCCGACGGCCGGTATATTTACAGCGGCTCTGGGATGGTTTCTGGCGCTGTCCGCAAGCTGGCCAACTACGTTGTTGGGGCTGCATGGGCACCGCTCTACATCGGCGCAGACGACCGATTCCGCGCCTCCACAAAGCCGCTTCTGGCTCGCTGGGCTAACCTCTGCGACGTGCGCGGAGGAGTGTACGACTGGCGCATGGGGCTGCGTCTCGCATCGCTTTGCATGGATCGGGACGGCGACGTGTTTGCCATCAAGCGCATTACGCCCGAAGGATCCCCGCGCATTCAGTGGTTAGAGGCGCACCGTGTGGGCAGTCCAACGCTTGGCTACTCTGGCGTCCAGACGGTTCCGAAGACTCCGGAGACCACAGGCTACGAAGGTCGCTTTGTGTCCGCTGGCGTCATCATGGACGACGACATGAGGCCGGTTGGCTACAACATCCTGCCGCCGTCCGCAGACCGTTACACGAATCACAAGTGGAACATTTTCCCCGCTTCGGATGTCGTTCACTTCTTCGATCCTGAATGGCATTCACAGGCCCGCGGGATCCCTTCCGTCATTCGTGCCGTGCTGGATTGGTACGACCTGGGCGAGACCCGAGAGGCTGAAAAGATCGGGATAAAGGCTCGCTCTTCCATCGCCTACGTCGAGAAGAACGACACTGGACGCGCTCCCGCTGCTGCCCTTGGCGGAGGCAATCGCAACACCGGCACTGAGCCGCAATCGCAGACCATTGCACGTGGGCTCATTCGCTACATCAAGGCGTCCGGCGAGATTACCAGCTTGGACAACAACAAGCCGGGCGAGGCTTGGCAGAACTTCATGGAGTACATCACCCGCGGCGCATTCGCGGGAATGGACCTTCCATATGAGTTTGCATGGGACGCGTCCAAGCTTAACGGCACAAGCGTGCGCTCTATGGTTGGCCAAGTGCAGCGAGCCGTCGACAACCGCATCGCCGTCATGCACAAGCCGGCAACGGCGCTTCTGCAATGGGCCGTCGCGGTCTACATGAACCGCGGCTATATCCCGTTCGCAGAAGATTGGTGGAACTGGGATTTCAGCACTCCCCCGAAGTTCTCCGTGGACATCGGGCGCGATTCGCAGAACCGACGTGAAGACTTCAACGTCGGAATCCGCACGCTTTCCGACATCGTTGGCGAGGATGGCGGAGACGTTGAAAGCCATTGCCGCGCAAGGGCTAGCGACTACCTGACGGCGCAGAAGGTAGCAGAGGAGATGAAGGTTCCGTTCTCGGCCATTATCAATCCGTCCGGAACATTTGGCGACACCGCCGACGCTGCGGTTTTGGAAGCCGCGCAAACAATCCAGCAAGCTCAGGAGGAGCAACCTTGAATCAATTCTACAACATCCGCGCATCCGCCACCGAAGGCGCTCCAAACGAGGTTTTCATTTACGATGAAATCGGGTTCTGGGGCACCACGGCGCAGACGTTCCACAGCGCGATTCAGGCGTTGAGTGGCAAGATCGTCGTTCGCATCAACTCGCCCGGCGGCAACGTATTTGATGCCATCGCGATTCATTCGATGCTGTCGCGTTTGCCGGACGTTGAGACGGTGACTGACGGGCTCGCCGCTTCCGCCGCGTCGGTGATCTTTGCCGCCGGCAAGGTGCGCAAGATGGCCAAGGCTGCGTTTTTGATGATTCACAATCCTTGGTCCTACACCCAAGGAAGCGCGGACGACATGCGCAAGGAAGCGGACATCCTGGAAGGCATTACCAGCGCGCTCGTGAAGCTCTACAAGGGCTCTTCTTCCAAGTCCGAGGAAGAGTTGCGCGAGATGATGGATGAAGAGACTTGGATGGATGGCGACGCCGCGCTTGCTGCCGGGTTTGCAACCGAGGTCTTCGACGCTCCAGTCGCCAAGGCAAGCGTCCGCTCTGACCGCTACAGCCGCACCCCAAAATCACTTTTGGCCCCGATGAACGGAGCCGAAAAAGCAGGAGACAACAGCACCATGAAGGAAAAGATTCTCGCCCTGTTGGGCGTTGAAGCTAATGCCCGCGAGACGTTCCTCGTGGGTGCCTTTGCCGCGCTTGGCGTGGACGACAAGGCAATCGAGAAAGCGCAGGCGTCCGGAGATCAGAACTTCCTCTCCGTCCACGTCGAGGCGCGAATCACCGACCTGAGCAATAAGCTGGCCGCTGCGGAAGCGCGAGCCAACGCGCAGGAAGGCATCGCCAAGGCGTTTCTGGATACGGCGGGCGTAAAGACCGCGCCCAAGGACGCCAATGAGGCCAAGACGCTTTTCGCGTCCGCCGTCAAAACCGCAGCTTCCAAGGAGGCTGCCGAGATCCTCGCTTCGCAGGGCCAGACCAAGCCGGTCGACAATGCGCGAGCCGAGGCGAACACCAACCACTCTCCCGCTGCGGTCGGATTGGACCGCGTGGAGGCCGCGCTTCGCGCTCGTCGCGAGGCTGGCAACAGCAACAACTAACAAAGGACAAGCATGCCACTGCATACAATGCTTGAGGCCGCGGCACTCCAGAAAAACGACGTTGCCGTCGGGCTCATCGAAGAGAATCTCCGGTACGCTCCGGAACTCATGATCTTCCCGTCTCGGGTGATCGCCGGGACTAACTACGAAGCTGTAATCGCTTCCGGAGATCCAACCGTGGGATTCACCGCAGCCAACGACGGTCCCGCGCTGACCAAGACCACGCTCCGCAAGGAGATGGTCACGTGCGGCATCTTCCGCGGTGCGGTTGAAATCGACCTCGCCGTCGAGCGCGCCTCGCAAGGCTCTGGGCTTCCCAGCCTTGAGTCCATCGAGTCCAGCCGCATTGCGCAGGCTGCGATGCGCTACATCGGCCGGCAGATTTTCTACGGCACCTCCTACGATTCCAAGGGCTTTGTTGGCCTGAAGGCGTTCACGCCTAAGACCGCAGCCGCTGGAACGTCTGAAATTGTCGTGGACGCGACCGGAACCACGGCTACCACTGCGTCCTCGATCTACGCTGTGAAGTTCGGCATCCAGGACATCCACCTTGTGTTTGGCGCAAACCAGACGCTTGAACTGTCCGACTTCCGCGATCAGCAGCTGACCAACTCCACGACCGGCGGCAAGTTCGCTGGTCGCGTTGCAGAGCTGACTGCCTACATCGGCATGCAGCGGATCAACATCAACAGCGTGGGCCGAATCCTGAACGTGACTGCCGACAGCGGCAAGACGGCCAGCGACTCGCTCATTTCGCAGTTGCTGGAGAAGTTCCCGGTTGGGTTCACGCCTGACGCGTTCTTCATGTCTCGCCGGTCGCACGGGCAGCTTTCGCGCTCCCGCCCGGTGACGATCTTCTCGCAACCTGGAGTTGCGCCCGGGGCGAACAGTCGCACGCCGCCAATCTTTGCGACCAGCGTTCCGGATTTCAACGGCATCCCCGTTGTCGTCACGGATTCTATCCTGAACACCGACGCCATCGAATAAGGAGACACCGATCATGATCCATTCCGTTGAAGACTTCCTTCTGTCCGTCACGCGGTCTTTGCCCGCGCAGAACACCAACAACAATTCCAGCTCGATTGACCTCCTCACGGCGGCGCCTGAGTGGGCGAGTCGGCACACGAATCTGTTGTTCAACATCCCGGCCACGACCACGGCGACAGGGCAGACCATCACCGTCACGTTCCAGGACTCGGCGGACAACTCCGCCTTCGCCGCCATCACCGGCCTTTCGACCATCGTCCTCACGGGCGCGTCGAATGCCACGGCAGCCTTGGAGCGCGTCGTTGTGTTGCCGACTTACGTGCGGCGCTACGTCCGCATCAACGTCGCAATGAGCGCCACGACCGGCGAC